TAATCCATTGTTTTTATTTATTTTTTATTGTTGGTAGTTTCTTAATCCTTCCATTCCTGTTGGAAAATATCGATTTAATAAATCGTCCATTTTACCTGATACTGTATTAAGATACCATTGTTTCATGGTTTGAAAAGGTCCACTTGTTACATCTACTCCTGCTTCTATCATATCTTTTTCTAATACTTGAAATTTATAATTAAGGTTTGCCTTTTCTTGAGTAGTTTGTTTTTGTGTTGATACTTTTTCTGCTTCTAACATAATTTGTTTTGCACGCAGTTCCAATTCTTTCTTTATTTTTTCTGGTGCATTTGTTGCTTCTACTTGTTTAATTAACAAATTTTGTACTGCAATTTTATTTGTTGTTCCTTGTCCTTCTGTTTTGCTTCTAATATACTGACTTTCTGCCTTTACTCTGTCTGTATCTTCTTTAATTTTTGCTACTTGCGCACTTTGTAGTGCTAATTGTCCTAATTCATAACGTTCTGCTATTTTTCCCTGTGCGCTTGGACCGCTTACGTTTCCGCCTCCTCCGGCTCCACTTTTATACATTAGTGCTGGATTTAGTCCAGCAGCTTGCATACGCGCTTTTTGTTCTACGGGAGAATTGTACTTTGCCTCCTTGTCGAAACGTTCGTGCCAAAATGCTTTGTTTTGTTCGAATGCCCTGTCTTGAGCACGTTTGTCCATATATCCTTGGCCTAATGACCATGCATAAGGTGCAGCTTTTGCCGCTAATGCACCCCATGCTACTTTTGCTCCTGCTGCTGCTGCAGGTATTGCTGCGAATGGCATAATATGTTAATTTTTGTTTAATAATACTATAAACCCTTTTTCCTGCATAATTTCATGCAGTTTGTTGTATTCGGGCATTACTATACAACCTTTGCTATGTTCGGGTTTTGTTCCCTGGTGTATTAATATCTCTGAGCGGTCTTTTACATCTCTTAACCAGATAGCTGGTTTGCTGTTACTTGCTCTAAAGATTTTACTATAAGCATATACTCCCCTGGGGATTCTGCTTATGTTTCTTTTGTTGTTTTTCCATGGTAGTTCAATTGCATCGAACTCATGGTTTTTAACATAGACCTTGCTTTTTGTAGCGTTTTCGTATTCCTGGTCTATTTCTATTGTGATTACTCTGTAATCGTCTGTTAATTGTAATAAAGCCTGTATTTGTGTGGTAAGTTGTCTGGTTTTCATGCTTTAATTGTTTTTTATTTTTTTGTTTCGTTCCACTTACTCCCTTTTTTTTATCGCGTTCGTTTAAATCGTTCGCGTTTGTTTTTTGGTCGTTTTGGTGTCACTCCGCATATATATATCAAGTATAGTATATGCGGTTGTCGCTTTGCGACTTACTAACGCCTGTCTTCGACAGTTGTTTGCTCATAAGATAACCCCAATGAATTGGGGCCATCTTATCGAGCTGTTTTACCAGACTTGGTCTGGTGTTTTTCTGTAACGTTCGCACGTTAGTCTATGAAGCTGAATTCTCTCCCATTGCTTCATTTGTTGTAGATCCGCTATCTGACGTATCTCCAATTGTTTCTGTTGTTTCTGTTGCATCGGTGGTTACCTTTTTTGGATTAATAATTGATTTAATCTGTTGTTCTAAGGCTTGGCGTTTTAGTTGTAATTCTTCGAATGTTAAGTCTTTTGCATATGGTAGTATTGCATCGCCATAATAATGCTGCTTATCAAGGACAGCACCATTAATCGGGTTAATACCTCGTACATGATTCTCAAGAACCACACGAGGGTCGACATGCATATCTGGCATAGTCGCTGACTTTTCTGTGTTTTCTGAGCCTTTTGTTGGTGCTGGGTTTCCCCAGCTTCTAAATTTCGCTTTCGCTGCCATCTTCTGTATCTTTTTCGTGTTTTTCCCATTCCTCTACCACGTACTTTACGAGTAGTATAATTTCCTTCAATATAAGGAAAATTGTTTTAATGTTTTTTGTGTTCATATTTTGTCACTGTTTAATCGGTCGCGTTTGTTTCTGTACTCATATAGTTCTATTAGTTCGCGCCGTTGTTTGTCTGTTATATCGATATCATGCCTGTTGTGATTAATAGATATTTCACTATTTGCGGCAGCCGTCCATAGTGTTTTTTCTTCGGGGTCGGTAAACATTTTATCCACGTAATAACGTGGTAGTTTCTTTTTTGCTCCCCCCTGGACTGTAAGTAGTTTGCTGCCATTGGTTTTTAGATATTCTACTATCGTTTGTTTGACATAATTTATACCGAGCCCGTTTGACATTAATTGAAATTGGGGCTCTCTTCCGTGTTCGTCTACCTCGTCACTTCGTTTTCTTCTTAGTCCTTTAAGTGCATATTTTGTTGTATAAAATATGCTTGCTTCTGTTACTGTTCCTATATGTATGTGGCCATGTTTCCATGCCTTTTGTACATACTTTTCGAACGGTCTGGGTAAGTTGAATACTATTGCATGGTAGTGGGGCCGTTCTGTTTTATCTCCGTACTCGCCACAAGCGTAGTACTTGATTTTTGTTTTATTAGCGTGCTTCCGTAGCCTTTTCATAAAGTCTTGAAAGTCCTTCCGCACCAAACTATAACCACCTTCTGTGAAAGGTATACTTTCGTCGTTATATGTTAGGGTCAGGAAGCACGCTGAATCGCTTGCGTTTAACTCTTTGCCTAGTCTAAAGCACCAATCAATTTGTTTTTTGCGTAAGCATGGTACACAACGACCGCAGTTTACTACTCGCGTTATTGAGCCGTCTGGGCCTTTTTGCTTTCGTCTTATGGTCATTGGTGTAAGGCACATACTATGATAGTCTTATGCCTCCACGTGATAATCGAGCGGAATTTATACCGCTGTTACGTTTCCGTCCTCGTTTGACTCGCTTTTTGAATCCTCCTCTTCGTTTTCCGTATCCCATTGTTCTGGATTTTGTTTTACATACCGCATGGTATCGTTAATATTACTTTTAATTTCTTCTAATTGACCTATTACAAATGTTAGGTTTGCGATTGTTGCGTTTCTTGTTTTACTCATTTTGTTTGTTTTAGTGATTTATGAATATAGTGGTTTAGATACCCATAGGGGTACCATAGTAAGGTACTTTTCTTTGTGCAATTACGCTGTTATATACGTGTGCTATTACTTGCTCATCGTTGTCTAACTGTGTAAATATACGATTTGCTGGGTCACATGCAATAAATGTGCTGTTTAGTGCTGGTCGGTTGCTGAATTTACGTCCTAAGTGCCAATAATCAAGTGTGTTTTTCATCTCGCCTGCTACTGTGTTTAGTTCATGACGATATTCGTCATAAATTGGTAAATATCCAAATACGTTGTTATCCTGGCTTGTGCCGTCAGCGTACACTTCTTTGTTTAATACGGGTTGTTCTCCAATATGTGCTAATAATGGTTGGAAGTAATCGTAACGATCTACTTTACTGAATTTTGGTGCTATACCTTGGAAATATGTTGTGTCTGGTACTATATACATCATTGCAAAAATCCAACCGTGTTCTTGTGCATAGTATGATGCTTTGCGGCTACCGCTCGCTGTTATGGCATGACCGCCCATTGTTCCTAGCGCTGAAGCGTCTTGTCCTGATGTTGTTGTTTCGCTTGTTTGTAATACTTCGCTAAATTGAATTGTTGATACTGAGCCTCCGAATTCTTCGGGTCGTTGTAAACGTGAATCTTGTGGTTTTACTCCGAAGTGTGCTTGAATATGTTCCGTATAACGGTTACCTGTTCTTGCGTTAAGTTCTAACCATTTTTGAATAGCGAATGCTTCGCGTAGTTGATTAATTGTTGCTGCACTTGCGTTAATTTGTGATGGATCTACAAATGTGTGAGCAGTTACATCTATTTGATGTTGTGCGCTTCCCCCTGTTGCTACACCGCGTAAAGCACTATCGCCTGCATTTGTAAAAATATCAGTAACTCCTCCAGATGATGTATTTGTTACAGTTGATGCATTTGCATTTCCTTGATTTGCTCCTACAAATGATAAATCTACTAATCCGTTAGGGCCTCCGCCTGTTGCGTTTAATACCGGTAATGTTACTTCTGGTCCTTTTTGTGTGAATGGTAATGATGAAGTGAATCTATCGTGTTGCCATGCTACGTCACGTAATACGTATAATCCTTGATTTGTACCGTTGTTACCGTCTGTTAATGTTGTGTTTAACTCTGCTTGTAAGTTTTGGTCACGAAAATATTCGTTCCATATAAATTGATAATGTGCAAACGGTAATGCGTTTACTGTTGCTGCTACACCTGCTGTATTTACTGATGTACTTACTCCCATATAATCACCAATTGTTGATGGTGCTCCTGTCATAGGTACTGTTGGGTGTACTGGTTCTGTTGTGTCTGTTACTGATTCTGGGCCTGTAATAAAGTCTTCCCAGTTTGGCCATACTAATCTATTTGGGCTAAAGAAGTATCTTACTTTAACCTTTACGTTGTGCATGACTGGTGCTACTAATGGTAAGAATCGTGTTAAATGACTTGTTTCTATTGTGAATTTGTCTCCTGGTAAAACATCCATTGCCATTACTGGAATGATTTTTCCCATTTGCATCGTCATTCGCTTATCGTGGCTAAGGTCGAATGTGTTGTACTTTGGGCGGTTTCCCGCTGCTTTTGAATAATCCATTGTTTTTTATTTATTTTTTATTGTTGGTAGTTTCTTAATGATTCCATTCCTGTTGGAAAATATCGATTTAATAAATCGTCCATTTTACCTGATACTGTATTAAGATACCATTGTTTCATAGTTTGAAAAGGTCCACTTGTTACGTCTACTCCTGCATCAATCATATCTTTTTCTAATACATTAAATTTATAATTCAAATTTGCCTTTTCTTGAGT